TACGAAAACGAGATCTTCACCGACGCAATCACCGGGTTGAAGGATAGCCACTTTGAGGTGGACAGCAGCGGAGAGGTTACTTCCGTATCTATCGCTATCCTCATGGATGTTTCTGAGACTTCATTGGCTTCGCTTAATGTTCAGTTTCAAAAACGGAATAGTGATGGCACCTACAGTTCATCTGATGTCTTCACGGACAGGACTTACAACCAAGCTGAAATCAATGCTGCGGGAGGGACTTTGACGGTGACCGACGGAACCGAGGTTATCCCCCAAGGGATGTATCGCATCAAGGCAGTTCTTGACGACACGAACCTAGAAGAGAACACCACGAACTACCTGTACTTCACGGCGAACGACGGGACCGACTTCGACAACGTGATCATCACAGACCGCTACCCATGCTACATGGACTTGCGGGAATACAAGTCAGCCATCGGCGATGAGTGCAGCGCTCATGGCGATGACTTCGCTCGAGCTTACATCACTGCCGGGACAGACCTTATTGCTATACCTAAGCAGTACAAGCAAGCGGCTTTGCTGTTGGTGGGTCACTACTACAATCAGCGCGAGGCAGAAAACATTGGAGGTATCACTATGGAGATCAAAGAGGGTGTTCACCGCCTCCTCCAAAGCGTAAGACACTACTGATGAAGGCAGGAGAGCTCAATGAGAAGGTAGACATCTATCGTCCAACCAGGACTGTGAACCAGTTCGGCGACATGGTAGAGTATTACACTGAGTGGAAGATGGGGGTTCGGTGCAAGATTACGTCTCTCGGAACACCATCGGCTGGGGCATCGGAATTTACCGATGACGACCAGGAGGTGGGTGAGATGAAGATGGAGCTCAAGTGCCGTTGGATCTCAGGCATTCAATTCGACGACGTCATCGTTTGGAATGGGGGTCACTTCAACCTGTATTCCATCCTTCCTTTTGGACGTCGTGAAGGCATGCGCTTGAGGGCTCGCCGCCGAGACAACAACAACTTACCTATCTCAGTTAGAGACGACGAAGGAAACATCACCGACCTCACCGAAACAAACCCAGCAACCTAATGGCTAGGTCAGGAGCATTCAAGGCAAATCTGTTTTTGACAGGGTTCGAGAGAAACGATCCCTTCCCAAGCAGGTTGCGCAGATTGAAGAAGATCAAGGACAGGAAGAATGTCCTGTACAAAGCCATGGCTAAAGCTGCTGAGGATATGAGAGGTGACATGGAAGGTAAGTCACCTGTACTCACGGGTCTTTTGAGCCAGTCTTTCGCTATCCGCAGACTTAAAAAAACCCCGACGTTCGTTTTCGGCATTCGTGTTGGAGCGATCAGCGGGCCCCGAGTCGTGCAACCCAATCAGCTAGGTTACATCTCAGGCATTGCTGCCGGAGAGGAATACAATGCTATGGGGTGGCGCGATCACTGGGCTGAATTGGGAACAAGGCACCACCCGCCTCATCCCCACGTAGGCCCTGCAATTAAAAAAAACCTAGGGAGCTACAATCGAAAGCTTCGTTTTGCCCTAGGCAACATCTTCGGAACTAAGTTCTATGCAAAATTGCCCAAGAGCTGAGTGACGATAAAATGAAAAACAATGGCACTACTTAACGCAAACTATCTTGGCCTTTATGGCTTCGCCGACTCGGGGCAAACATCAGCGTACCGAGTCGAGGACAACGCTATTTTGGCAACTGCAAAAACAGATTTTCTAGCAGCTACCAGTTCAGGCGATTACGGCATTCTCGTAGACGGAGACGATGTATTGGAAGATTCAGACGTACCAGCTATCGGTAGCAATTCAGCCGGTAGCTGGGCCAACGGTGTAGCCCAGCTTGACCTCCTGGCCGCAGCAACGTCCACCACTCTGGATCTAAGCAACACGATCGACGAGGTCGTAGCTAAGTCTACCCAATGCAACTCTGAAACCTACATCATCGGAGGAGCTCAGTCCTGGAACCTTTCCGCTGACGGATTGATTCAGGACGTCGTATCCTCTGACCGCATGGGTGCAACTCGCTTGATGGACATCGCTCGTAAAAGCGAATATGTCTTGGTTCGCTTCGTGTTGGACGTCACCGACAAGGACACGTCAGGAACTGATGAAAACCAGGTCAACTACATCGGTCAAGGCATCATTGAGAACGTAAGCATCACCGGTGGATTTGACGACACAGCAACCTACTCCGTAACAGTTCGTGGCTACGGAAAACTCTATAAGTACCAGCACTAAGAATTGAATCATGGCAGTAGTAAACGCAAACTGTCTAGCTATCTACATCGATAGCGTAGACTCTCAGACAAAAATTAAGACACTGGCGCCTTACGCTTCTACAAGCTCGGCAGCACAAGCGGCGACAGTGGACTACACTCGCGCTATCGTTGCCGACTCTGACCCGACTAGCGGTGAAAACAACATTTTCATCGGGTATGGTGAGATCGATCACGGCACCGACGCCTTCACTGACCAGCTCGACCGCTTGGATCTCGTTGGAGCAGCAACCTCGAGCAACCTCGACTTGACAAACTCAATCGAGAACGTCGCTCGAGATGGCGAAGGTGGCACACTCCAGGAATCGAATCAAGAGTGGACGATCACATGCGACGGTCTGATCCAAACCTCGGATGACGCAGGTGTCTCCATCATGGATATGGCTCGCAACAAGTACTATGCAATCGTCAAGTTCTCTATCGACAAGGACGGAACCGACATTGACTATTATGGGCAGGTACTGATTGAATCGGTGCAGCTCTCAGGTGGTGTCGATGAGATTGCCACTTACAGCGTGACCTTGACCGGTGTAGACCAGCTCTTGAAAGAAGCATAATAATCACGGGGCGGCGGGATAAATCGTCGCCCCTTTTAACCCAACCACATGAATACCTTAAGAGGAGAATTCAGCTTTACGCTGAACAAGAAGAAGTATCAAGCATGTTTGTCACTCAACGCGATGCGCCTTATGTGCAACGCCATGGGGGTCAAGCTCAACGACATGGACAAGTGGCTCAGCGACGACCCATTGACCGCCATTCCAGCTTTTGCTTACTACGGCGTGAAGAATCAGGCAGCTCGCAAGGGCAAGGAGTCTGGACTACCAGATTTTGAGCATTTCTGCGCACTGGCCCTGGATGATTCAGAAACGCTGGACACCATGATGCAAGCCGTTACTGAAGCCCTAGGCGCCGGCGAGGATACCTCGGGAAACTAATAGGCCCCTCTGGAACCACGGAGGAAGAAGAGGCCTCCTGGGAGAACATATACAAATCGGCTCTCGGAATAGGATTAAAACCAGACGAGTTCTGGAACATGACCCTGAGAGAGTTTATTTGGTACAGGGAGGGGTGGGCGCAAAATATGAGTTACGCATGGGATCACACGTCTTCATTGATGGCAATGACAGCGAATGTGAACTCAGCAAAAGGTAAAACCTTTCAACCGGACGATTTCCATCCGTTTGCAAGGAAGTCAAATCAAGGAGTGAAGAGCAAGGAAGAAGCTGAAGCACTTCTGGAGAAAATGAGAAAATTCTAATGCCTAGTATTACAGGAGCAAGTCGGTTAGCAGCGATCCTTACGGTTGACATCAAACCGTTTCTTAGGAACATTGAGATCGCGAATATTAGGCTACAGAAGTTTCAAGCTCAAGCTCAGGCTCTCGGATCGGGACTTCTCCGTTCTGTAGGCCTGGGCTTTGGCCTTTTGGGGGCCGGAGCATTGTCTGTGGCTGAAAAGTTCTCTGAGATCACATCTCAACTTCGTGCCATCGGTGGCTCAACAGCAATGGAGCCTGTTATCGATGCAGCCAGAGAGCTAGGTCGGACGACAAAATTCACAAGTACTGAGGTAGCGGAGCTTGCCCTCAGCCTAAAGAAGCTTGGTTTCGATGCTCAGGGCATCCAGGGGGCCATGAAGACGGCCACAAAACTCACGCAGCTCTTCGGTGGTGATTTGAACAAGGTAGGTTCAACGATCGCGGAGGTGCGTCGTCAATTCGGCCTCACCGAAGAGGAGGGGTCTTTTGAGCGTATTGGTGACGTCTTTGCTGTTGCGTTTAGGGAAAGCGCCCTAGATATTAACAACCTTGGCGGTGCCCTCAAAAACGTAGGTACGGTAGCCAACCAGTCTGGTTTAACACTTGAGAAGACAATCGCTCTTCTCGGTGGGTTGGCTAACCAAGGTCAGAAGGCAGAAAGAGCTGGTACTCGACTAAAGACAACGCTTGTTCGTCTTGGGCGGGAGTTTGGATTTACTGAGGATCAAACAGGAATCCTTACCTCCGGAGTTCTTGACACAGCTCAGATTTTCGATCTCCTCAAAAACAGAGCAGGTCTCGCTGGTGCCGTTATTGCTCAGTCAGGAGCAGAAATCAACCTCCTTGAGGAAAGGCTTATTAACGCTAAAGGGGCTTTGGATGCGATGTCTGAAGGCCTCGACACCCAGTTGTTTATCAGCGTAGCGAGAGCCAAAGCCGGTGTTGAAGACCTTTCAATTAGCTTAGGCGGAGCCCTCGCCCCATACGTGGCAGCCGTAGCCGACGGTCTCCAGTACCTAGCTAAGAAATTTGACGAATCTAGCGACAAGACAAAAGACTCGATCGCTAACTTCTCAGTGATGGCAGTGGTCGTGCCTATTGCGATCACGGCAGTGGCTGGACTCGCAGCGGCCCTGCTCGCTTTGGAGGGTCCAATCGTTCTCATATCGCTAGGTATAGGCGTCTTAGTCGGAGCGTACACCAAAGCAGCCCTAAAAGCGGCTAGGATAGCGCGTGAGCAAGAGCGATTGAATGAGACGTTTGCCAATTTCAGAGAACTAACAAGAGGAGAGGATGGTGAGTCATTTGATCCAGGAGGGATTGCAGCCACTTCCACCGGCGCTCTCGAGCAGCTCGCAGCGAGACAGGAAGAGTCCTTAAAAGCGCTGCGTCTACAGAAGCAGGAGATTGAGGATGAGATTACCGAGAGGGTTAATCGACCATCACTCAACTCCCAAATTGCGGTAGACAAAGAAATACTTAAGGATAGCGGCGAGACAAAGCAGATTCAGGCAGAGATCAACAGGCTGATTTCTCAACAGTTCGTTGTCAAGAAGGAGCTTGAACAAAGGGAAGACAGGCTCAGGGACCTTGCAGCAGAAAGGCTTGACCTTCAACAGAGATATGCCGATTCGCTGGGCTTCTCTCAGCAGATTCTGCTAAAATTCCAAAATGGGTGGGAGAAAACTGGCGACAACATCGCCAAGGCTCTTGCCGAGTTTGGGTTCGCCACAGAAGACCTTGGCCAAATTCAAGGCAAGCTTGAGCAAATTCAAAACCTCTCCCTCGCGGACATTGTGGACGGTGGCGCCGACGTATTCAAAGGCCTGACAGATGGTTTGAAGGGAACTCCAGAGCAGCTAAAGAAGCTCTCGGACGCCCTAAACAAGCAGATCAAGGCACTTGGGATTGAGGGCGCTATTGAAAGCGGCGAGGAGTTCGCGAATATCTTCCTGGAAGCAGCCAAGTCTTACAAAGACTTTTCCGACGATCTAGCTAGGCAGATCAAGATAAATGGCATTGAGGAAGCTAGTGATAAAGCCGTAGACTTAGCCGAATCTCTTACCTCCCTGGGTAGAGTAACCGAGCAAGGCTTCAATGAAAGGAAGCTTTCAGCGCTTACAACGGAGCTAAACGCTCTCCTTGCCCAAGATGTATCCACGTCGTCGAATAGGATCAAAGACCTCAACAAGGAGATCGAGGATCTGGAGGAGACTATTAGTGCCAGTAATCTGGCAGACAAGCTGAAAAAAGTCCTGGAAGCCCCAGAGACTTTTGATGAGTTTGCCAACACTGACCCCCTTGTAGCCTTTGAGCAAGCAGCAGCTAGGGCTGGCCGAGAGGCTAGAGGTTTGTTTGCAGACTTCCAAGCTGGCGGCACAACAACTCTGGAGCAAGTCAATGCCGCCGTTAAAGAATTCTTGGATGCGGATCTTGTTGCGAGAACCCAAAAAGAAGCTGCTGGACTGAAGGATAGCTTGTCGGAGGTTCCGGCTGAGCTTCAAAAAATTGAAGACGCACTTGCAGGAGGTTTTATCGACAGGAACGACGAAGCTTCACAGAGGCTTCAGGTTCTTACCAAGCAAGTAGAAGACCTTCTCGCGCTCCAAAAATTGGATGGCATAGGGGACATTGTCTTCAGTGATGAAGATCTCAATTCTCTCAACCTGGCTATCGAATCGATTGATAAGCTCAAGATCAAGATTCGGGACATGGAGAAGGCTGCTCAGCTAACCTCCTTCATCAAGGATCAGGTTGACTTCTTGGGTCAAGCTTTCCTCGAGGCGTCTCAAAGCGGAGAGAACTTCTTTACCGTCCTAAAGAGAACTTTCTTGGATGCATTCCGGGCGCTTGTAGCCAAGCTCATCACCCTTATCATCCTGTTCACCATCCTTTCTATCGTTGCAGGTGGTAGTGGAGCGGGGGCGGGTGTTGCTAAACAAGCCCTGGGAGGCGCAGACGCATTCTCAGGAGCCGCACTTGGAAACGTCTTGTCTGCCGGCTTCGGGCTAAGCAAAAGCTTGTCCGTAGGTAGCGGCCCCGCAGGATCTTCTGGATCGGGTCTAGCGGCAGGTGGCCGCACAGCCATCACAGGATCCCTTTCAGGTGATAATATCGTATTCTCAAACCAGCGCGGCACACGCGCTATCGACCGTACCTTCGGATAATGGCAGTAAACTACATCTTCGACACCAAGTATTGGGCATCTCAACCCGGTGGTTCCGAAACGCCGTACAGGATCATTATTGGCGATACTGGAGGCGTAGTTGATGAGCTTGAAGTCAACGTGGCGGCCAACAAGCAACTGGACCTCATGGACCCAGGAGCCTCTCTTGAGTGGGCTGGAGGTCAAGACAGGTTCACAGACGCCATTTCGGGTTCTACACTGAGCTTCACGGTCAATGTGAACGACGTCCAGTTAGCCAAGCTCGAGGAGTTGTTCGATCGGCCAGAGGGGTATGTGTTCGCCCTGTTCTTTGACACTCACACTGGCTCAGCGAAGCCCGTTTGGTATGGGCACTTGCTTGTGGAGGGCATTGCTGTTCAAATAAGCAATGAAAGACACATTATCGACCTCACTTTTACGGACGGACTGGCCTATTTGAGAGGCGTAGAATGGAAGGACGACAATGACGACGAGCCATACGCTCCCGTCCGGAAGAGACTAGCGTTCTGGATAAAGGAAATAGCTCTCAAGATCCCTGCTCACCACGCCTTTAGGGACTACGTGATAAATACGTTGGGGCAAACCAACGTACCGATATTCCGAGAGGTAGGGTTTCCAGATCCCCGACACGACGATCCCAACGGAAGTGGGTCGCTTGAGTACGATACCGAAGAGAGCAAGCTTTGGCACGGATATGTTCATGCAGACACGTTCAATAAGCCCAAAAAGCAGGTTGACAGGACCAGGGAACTTGAAGTACCCCTTAAATACTTCGATACAGGTGCTGTACTTGAGGATATTGCGCACACTTTTGGCGCAACAATCATCTTGTGGGAAGGGTTCTTGAACGTCGTGTGTCGCTTGGATGTCGCCACCATGAAGGGCGAAAGAGTTCAGTTCATCAGCTTCAGTCACAACCCCAGTAGCGACAGTTGGATTCAGCAGACGAACTACAACAACACACCGACACAAGCGGACAGTTTTAAGCTGAGTTCAGACCTCTTAGACGAGGATTTTGACGAGAAATTCAAGATCCGTAATGGAGCGGTTAAGCGCCGAACACTGCCCATTGAGCAAGTCAACCTAACTCACGAAGAAGGGGGGTCTGACTGGCTGTATGCTGATGGCTTCTATCAACACCCCAATATCAGCTACCTTGACTTCGACCAGGTCATGTGGAACATGTACACGGCAAATGGAGGCAACGTTCTTGGTCAGAATACTGGGCAAACTAGCACCCTATTCCAAGAGAATTCGTCAGGCAGACGAGACAAGTGGTACGTTTTTCACAACGGAGGAGACCCCACCGATGAGTTTTTCTATAACGGAGGAGCGGGTGTTCAGCTAGGGGATTTCTACACCTTCCCGGCAGACCCTACAGGTTACATGGGCTTCCCTGCCCGCACAACCACGGATCTAGAAGTTCAGAGCGGAGCTCTGATGACCATCGATTTTGGAGCCAACATCAAGCTATGGAAGGAAAATGGGGGCACATTGTCCACCACAAACCCATTGGAACCCGTTCCAGCCGCTTATATAAAAATGGGGGTAGGAACCACCGTGATATGGCGTCTGAGAATTCAAGTCAAAGACACTAACGGAGACTACTGGAGGCTTCGTAGACATGTCACAACACACGTGAACTCAGGCGGGAGCCCCGACGGAATTAACATCGACAACATTCAGGTTGCACTTGATTTTGTGAATGTAGGGGGTGTTTGGATCCCTCAGTTCACAAACATCGATAGAACTTACTTCAGGAAGGTTTACGGAAGCGTAGACTGGGTAAAGAGCGGCACAAGTGGGTACAACGACGCCTGGTACGAGATCATGGGCCCTCATGAAGACACCAACAATTCCGGCGACACTTGGGGTGCTCCTACGATCCCGCTAACAGTCCAGTACGGGAACCAAACCAACTTCTGCCCCATGGGCACTCAGATTGATGGTGAAGACAATGGTGAAGGTGTCATTCTTGAGGAAGGTGAGGACAACACGTTCCACAACTTCACCAAGGAGATGCTTCAAATCACCCTACCTTACGAAACTCAGGGGTCAAACAACCAACTCCTGCTTGATTTCGAAGAATTTTACATTGAGATGGGGGTTGAGTTGTGGCCTCCGTACTACGGCCCCAGGATCAACACTGGAAGCTTTCCATCAGGCAGTCCAGTACCTTACTTCAGATCCGCTAACGCAGATGGGACTGGAGGGTCATGGGTGGGCGCCGCCCAGAGCTATCTAGAGTGGAGGATGCTGCCCAAGCACGTTCATTTCACAGGATGTCGAATCTCTATTGGTGACACTTCTGAAACTTCTGACTTCGTAACGAGGATCAACGGCGGAAATGGGTATGAGACAGTGAACATCGGCTCGTCAAGACTCGGTTCTAGATACGGGTTTGTAAACACCCACACCAACGGCATCATCGAGATGTCTGAGATCGACTCAAATGGAAGCCCTTACCCGTACAACAACGGAACCAAGGTCCAGAACCTGCAATGGAGGGCTCACAAAGCTGGCGACACAGACAGCCCGGACCAGCCAACCGAGGTCTACGATTCCCTACACAGCTATGTTTGCCATGCCTACATGGACATATTTGGTGAACATAGAAGCTACTACGATCTTACAGCGGTGGCTACAGGGGACGCTAGCTCCCTCATCAGCCCATTCGGCGTTTATGAAACGGCTTTCACCCAAGACAACCCGAACTTCTTGGTCTTCACCACCGAATTCCTTATGCCAATGTCCATGAAATGGACGGCGAACCAAGGGGTTTCGGGGTCTTTCTTGAGTTGCGGATTTGAAAGGGATGTCAACCCCTTGATCAACGAGTGGGTCTTCCCAACCCCGGGTGATCCCACTGGGGGCAATGGCTCAACAGGTAATGGTGGTGGTGGTCTTGGAAAGGGGGATAACGACCCTACCGAGTACGTCCCTGGATACCCAAACCCTCCCGGAGGGAAGCTCGATCACGGATTTAACGGTTGGGGCACGGTTCAAAATATCGCCACAAAGACTCATCCTATTCAGATACACCCAAGATCGGACAACACCCAGAATGGTAAGACCCTTTGGGAGAGTATTCGGTATTTCCACGATGCTGATAACAAGATAGACCTTTTCGACTTTGAAGACATCGAAACTAGGATCAAAAGAGTCACTTTCGACCCACTCCCTTCTGGTGACTCTATCGTCATCGCGGACTCCAACGGCGATCTAAGCCACATTGTTGACGGAACTTCAGGGCAGATCCTTCAGACCGATGGGTCTGGAGGTTACAGCTTTGTGGACAACACTGCTTCGAGTACAGACACGATTCAGATCGCCTCTCGCTCACCGCAGCTCAACCTAACTACTGGAACAAGTTACTACTTTGGCAACACATCTACCGGCTGGGAGGGCAGTTACGTCAGGAATCAAGCGACAATCACGTCCATCTCCTACGCTTTCGCCAACTGCGGTATCGTGTGCCCTAAGCCGCTAACATCGCTGTCCTTTATGGCAAACATAAGGTCTGTGAACAGAACAGACGACCTCACCGTTAAGGTGGCTAAGGGAGGTAGGCCGGATGGGACTACGACTGCTATCACGCTGACGGAATTAGGGTCGGACACGATCACTGTGAGTCAGCTTTACCGATTCTACAAAATGGATATTGACGTCACGGGCATCACTGTAAAGAAAGGAGACTTGATTTTCCTCTTCTGGTACAGAGATGGGGTCAGCGTGAGCGCAGCAAACTATTACACAACTTGGACACTACAGGGTAGCTAAAATCATGGAAACAGAAGCAATCATAGCGTTGATTGGGCCTCTTGTGGCCCTCGTGGGGGTGTGGGTATCGCTTAATAGCGAGGTGGCCAAACTCAAAGGGCGTGTGTACCGCCTCGAAAACGACCAAAGCGAGTTAAAATTGATGTTGAAAGAGTGCGTTGAAGGGATCAACGAGCTCAAGATACTACTCGCTAAAAAAGGTATGTGATGAGAACCATCAAAACAATCGTCGTCCATTGTTCAGACACGCACGAGGATATGGACATCGGCGCAGAAGAAATCAGAAAATGGCACGTAGATGAGAGAGGATGGACGGATATTGGGTACCATTTCGTCGTTCGCAGAGACGGCTCGATCGAAAACGGTCGCCCACTTGAGAGACCTGGCGCCCATGTTAAGGGTAACAATACCGATTCGATCGGTATATGCTGGGTGGGTGGCGCTTCGAAAGCGAACGGTAGGCCGCAAGACAATAGGACGGCTGAGCAGACGGCTTCTCTCTTTAATCTCATTCGCCACCTTCAAGAAGAGTTCCCGGGGGCCGCTGTCTTAGGACACAGGGATTTTAAGGGCGTCAGCAAATCATGCCCCTGCTTTGACGTCAGAACATGGTACACAGAAGCATGTATGAGTACAGAAAAAAAGGAAGTCGACCCAAAAAACGAGGGTCGCGAAAAAACGGATCGCCCGAGCATGACATTCAGGTCATGGTTATCGATCATCTCGAGTCTATGGAAACTGTACCGCTTTATTCGGCGACGGTCGGGGGGGTGAGAGTTGCCATGGGCACAGCCATCAAGATGAAGCAAGCCGGGTACAAGAAAGGTATCCCAGACTTGCTCATCTTCGAACCCAGCAATGGCTATGTTGGGTTAGCCATCGAGATCAAGACCATGTCTGGACGCGCTAGTGAGCACCAAAAAGAGTGGCAAAAAGGGCTTCAAGAAAGGGGTTGGAGGGCCGAAATATGCAAGGGGCTGAACTCTTGCGTGGAGCTGATCGACGAGTACTTCGGAGAGTCTGATAAGGTACTATAGACTTCATTGTGGTTGGTGAAGTGGCGCTCGTCGCCAGGAGAGGGGGGTTTCGGCCCTCCTTTCTATTCCCTGTTCATCTCAACGAACTCATCGACAAACATGCGTTTTTCATCAACAGATCCCTCGACAACCCTCAAGTAGTGAGGTGTTCCAGGGCCAATGTATGACCCCCAGACGTTGTATTGCAGGAATTCAACAGCTTCCTCCCAAGTGCAATCGGGATTTGCGCGTTGAAAACACGACACCATTGCCCATTTGTCGTAGACAACTCGAGGTACCTCACCCTCCGTGTCAACGCCGATAATGCACTCATCAAAGCCATCTGCGTAGTAAGTTTCGTTGTCAGTCATTCAGAATCACGTTGTCGACGTAAACATACCCCCTTTTTGTGACCTCCACGAGGCCATATCCATGCTGCCAATCGTTCCTGGGGTGGTAATTAGGGCTTGGGTCCCCAAGATGTCCTAAAACGTGGCACTGAAGCAGTTTTCCAGCCCCGTCTCTGGTGTAGAAGCTCTCCGGCCTGTGCAAATGACCACAGATGGCGCTCTTCTTCATCTTGCCAAACAACTTCCTGCTTGGGTTGACACCTCCCACACCCCTCATCTCGTGACCATGAAGGAAGCTCATGTCCCCGCAGTGAATAAAGGCGTCCTGCACATACTCGATCTCCTGAGATCTGAGGTCTAGTAGAGTAGACATCTGAAGCTCTGGCATTCCCACGAATTGATCGGCATTTTTGGCGATGTAGTGCTCCAAACGCACCTCGTGATTGCCTTCGATGTAGTAAATGTCGGCGTTCGGGAATTCAGACCGGATGTAAAAAGCCATCTGAGCACCTACCTTGAGCTCCTCCTGGAAGGAGAGGGTGCCAGGGTCGTTGGGGTACTTGCTGATGCGATGGAAGTCCATCATGTCCCCAAGGATGATCACGGTGTCCACATCAGCTCTCTTACCAGCCCTTATGGCCGTGTCTAGGGCCTTTACGTCGTGATAGGGACAATGAATGTCCGCGAGCACCAGAATCCACCGATTTCGGCTGATCGTGATGTCATTCTTGCGTTTTTTGAGGTAGCTTCGGGGCGCCATATCACTCATGGTAGTCAATCTTGAAGTTCTCAGTAATTATATCAGCCATCCAGCCCCCGGCGGGTAAACCAATCGCATTCAGTAGCTCGTCGATTATTGAGGCCTGGTCGGGCTCCATCTCCGAGTCCTCGAACCACCCAGATGCTTTTTGCGCGTTCCATAGTACCCAAGCTCGAGTCTTCTCGTCGAGAATCATGCACAGTTCAGGGTTTTTGGCTGAGAACTCCTCCCTCGAGAAGTCGTCCATATCCTCAATGTAGTGCTGGTAGGACTCATTCATAGTTACCGGGATCCTCGTCATCTCAGACGCTTCGATCATCCTTTGAATCGTCTGGTTCACATGCCACGGCTTTCGACCAAGGATGTCTGCGATCAAGGTGTTGGGAAGGTACATGAAGTGACTCATGTAATACTGCATGGCAGCCCCCTGTTGCCTTGTTGGCTCTCGGTCCTGAGACCCCAGGTATTGATGCGCCCACAAGTGAGCTTCCTCCTCGGAGTAAAAGTGAATGTTCTTGTACCTATTCATCAGCATTGGTTGAGGTCAAAGCCACTATGAAGGCCATGGAATCCGAACCCTTCCGAGATGACGACTTCGCAGGACTGTTTTGATCGCTTGACTGTGTACGTGAGAAACCCAAATGAAGCAACATACTGCCCATCCTCACGGTAACTGTCCGCGATTGCCTCGGCAAGCTCCAATACCTCCTCTTTTTCGATGTAGTAACCTTCAAGATCTACCTCTATTTTGACATTGAGTTCCACGCCTCAATTTATGGTTGTGTTGTGTGAGAGATTCATTATGGCACCATTGAGATCACTCGAGACGCCCGAGCCAGGTTCAGGTCTCGGCAGTAGAACATGAATGAATGTTTTCCGCCGTGACGCCCCCTCTCTTCAAGGTTGAGGGCCCTGAGACGACCCTTGAATTTACGCATAGCCCAGGTGTTGTATCCATTGCCCAAGCAGTAGGTCCTAAAGCTCTCCATAGCTGAGTCCTGATGTACTTCAACAAGATTGTGGTCGCTCTCTTTGCAGCTTAGCCCGCATGCCTCCATCCAGCTCATGAAGGGGTCGCCCTCTACCTTAAGACGCTCCAACTCCTGCTCAAGAACCTCTGGACGCAGCAACATGCCGTCGTGAGCTTTAAGGTGATCAATCAAAGCGGTCGCCAGGCTCATGCCAATACCGCCCTTGGCCTCCTCCGTTGTAAGAGCGTAAATTAGGCCGCTGTCACGCTTCTTCTCATCCTTAGCTTTCCGGAAGCTCACAATGTCAAAACGACGAGCGACACCGGGGTCTGAGAGCACGTAAGAAAGGCCCATCTCATTTGATGCCACTACCAGGCTTGCTCTTGGCGTAATCTCGAGGGGTTCAGCGTAAAGCTTACGCGCAATGATAGGTTCCTTGCTTACGATCATTTTCAGGGCATCCTTATCCCCGATGTTCTCACTTGCGTCAGCAGAGACGCATAAGGTGGCGTGAGCCAGGCGCATGCGGTGGCGGCTGTCATCCCTCGTGATCTGCGCAAGGTTGTCCGTGCGCATGACGTTGTGGTGACCGATGCAGCC